TTAGGTGGTGTTACACTCAATGGTGCAAAAATCTTTGAGGAGGCACAGGCAGACATAGAAAAGTTAGAAGAACAAATTCAACTTGCATATGAACTCCCACCAAACTATATGATAGGATAATTTGATGCCGACAAATGTATATTTCGATACTGGGACTAAATCAGAACAACATCTCTATGAAGATTTAATGATTGAACAATTAAAGATTTATGGACAAGATGTATTTTATATTCCCAGAACTTTAGTCAAAGAAGATGAACTCTTTGGTGAGGACACTTTATCTAAATTTGGCGATGCATATCAAATCGAAATGTATTTTGAAAACGTAGATGGATATGAGGGTGAAAAAGAAATCATGTCCAAGTTTGGTTTGCAGATGAATGAAGATGCAACCTTTGTCGTAGCGAGAAGAAGATTTGAACAATTAGTATCTCACGATTCTAATTTGATTGTAAAGACAAGACCAAATGAGGGTGATTTAGTTTACTTTCCAAAAGTAAAAAAGATGTTTGAAATTACTTTTGTAGACCATGATGACCCTTTTTATCAAGTACATAACGTGCCTGCATTTAAACTTAAAGTCAAGACCTTTGAATATTCAAGTGAAGATATTGATACTGGTATTGCAGAGATTGATGCAATCGAAACTGCAAACTCACTTGATATGTTGGAATACCAATTTACATTAGAACAATCTGGTACATTCAATCAAGGTATTGAATTAGAAAGTGGTGATGGTAATATCGAACAAGAAACTGCAACTGGTGGAACTGATAATATTATTGGTGAAGATGAAACTGGTGGTGAAAAGTTACTTCTTGAGAACGGTGACTATATAATACAAGAGTCTTATGTAGTTGATACTGTAGACGAAAATGCCATGAATGATTTCTTTGATACTCAAGATGATAACATCATTGATTTTTCAGAGTCAAATCCTTTCGGTGATGTAGGCAAAATAGGATAATATAATATGTTAGGACAACAATTTTACCATGAAACTATGCGAAAGGTCGTAGTCGCCTTTGGTACTATTTTCAACAATATTAACATTGTCAGAACAAACAGTTCTGGTGCAGTAACACAAAGTATGAAAGTACCACTTGCATACGGCCCAAAACAAAAGTTCTTAACAAGACTTAGAGAAGACCCTAATCTAAATAAAAAGGTTTCTCTGACATTACCAAGAATTGGATTTGAGATTTCTGGTATTTCTTACGATAGTTCTCGTAAGTTAAACTCAATACAGAAATTAAAAAAAGTAAATAGTTCTACTGATGGTAAAACAATGTCATCACAGTTTATGCCTGTTCCATATAATATGGATTTTGAATTATTCATTATGGCAAAAAGTTCTGATGATGCATTACAAATTGTAGAACAAATTTTACCATTCTTTCAACCAGATTATACAATCACATTGAATGATAATACTGCAATGGGAACTACAAGAGATGTTCCTATCGTTTTAAGTGGTGTTACATATGAAGATAGTTATGATGGTGATTTTACAGAAAGAAGAGTTATTATGTATACTCTTTCTTTCACTTCTAAGTTTTATCTGTATGGCCCAGTTACAGACCAGAAAGTTATTAAGTCTGTTCAAGTTGACCAATATACTGATATGCCAGTTCAAGCACCTAAGAGAGAACAAAGGTATACGGTTGCACCTTCACCAGCAAGTGCAGACGCAGATGATAACTTTGGATTTAATGAAGAAATATCTTTCTTCCAAGATGCAAAGAATTTTGATGAAGAGTCTGGTACTGATACAGATGACGCATAAATAATAGAAAAGGATTAAGACATGGCAATTAGAAAAGTAGTTTCTCGTTCTATCACAGATGGTACAATCGCAGCCGTTGATATAGGAAATAATGTAATTACTAATGCTCAAATTGCAGATTCATCACAAGGTGGTGGTTTCTATCAAGGTGAGAATGGTAGTTCTGGAAATACTTCATCTGGTAAAGGTGATATCTTTCGTGTAAACGAAGCAACTCTAAACACTAGTGTAACTATTGCATCTGGTGATAACGCATCATGTGCTGGGCCTTTGACTGTATCAACATCTGGAACTGTAAATCTTACAGTCAACGGAAATCTTACGATTGTATAGGGGATAAAGAATGGGTTCAACATTAACAGTAGATAATATCGTAGGTGCAACCACAGCTGCAAACGTAAAGTTGCCTGCTGGTTCTATTTTACAAGTTGTTCAAACCACCCCAGCGAGTACTACCCATATACAATTTTCTTCAACACCACCCACAATGGTTGAAGCGGCCACTGCTAATAGAGTTACTATTACACCAAAATATGCAACAAGTTTATTAAGACTTACCTTTGGAGCATTGATTGGTGGAAGAAATGCTGGGTCAATTATGGGGTTTAAGTTTTTTGATATTACTAATAGTTCAAATGTGGGGTTTTCTTCCTTGGGGACTGGTAGTAGTAGGACATTTGTAAACGCATCATTTAGAACAGTTGATTCAGATGTTAATGATAGACACCATTTGTGTATGACTGCATATCAAGCAGCAAGTAATACAAATGCAAGAACTTATGGTATATTTGTTTATATGGAGTCTGGTGCTACTGGTGATATGAACATGACAGGCACAGATAACGCTGGTTGTTCTTATGCACCTGCTGTATTTACTGTTGAGGAGATATCTCAATGAGTACTTTATTTGTAAATAATGTTACCCCATCTAGTGGTACAAATGTTAATTTAACTGCAACAACAACAACTGTTCCTACTGGAAAGAAAATAGTTGTTGCTGATACTGGTGGTATGCAATTGCCTGGCGGTATTGTTCAAGTTGTTCGTTCAGTTGTAAATAATCCAAGTTCAACACAAACAGCATCAACATCATATGTTGCACTTAATAGCGCACCAATAGTTTCAATTACACCTAAATTTGCTGGTTCATTAATTATGGTATATTGTGGTGGCCCAATGGCACACTATAACGTAAGTTCAAATTATGGCCCATCTTACAATATTGGTAGAACAATTGGTGGTGGTTCAGTTGCAATGGTTGATACTACAGGCCCTTTACATGGAATTTATAAAAATAATCAAAGTGCTGGACATTGGGAAGACCATATTGTAAATTATCAGTTTTGTGATGCTCCATCTTATAGTGTGGGTCAAGCATTAACTTACCAAATGTATGCAAGAAAAACAAATAATGGTTCTGACACTTGGCCAAACCATCACGGTGGAATTGGTTCTACAGGCCCTGGCAGTGCTTCATTATATACAGTTTGTATGGAAATCGCACAGTAAGGAATAGGATATGGCATCAACATTAAAAGTAAATACAATTCAACATACTGGTGGCACAACTGGTATCACAGTTGCGAGTGATGGTAAAATTGCAATGCCAAATTCATCTGGTTTTGTTCCAGAGTTTGTTGCGTGGAGTGTAAAAAGAACATCAAACCAAAGTATTCCAAACGGAGCACAAACACAAGTGCAATGGAATAGTGAAACATTTGATACACATAACGCATTTGCTAGTAACGCATTTACTGTTCCCTCTGGACAAGGTGGATACTATAATGTTGGTTTCTTTATTAACTGGCAAGGAAGTTGGTCTGCACAAGTTATTCAATATATTCGTGTGAATGGTGGCCCAGTTGCAACTTTTATGGAACAAAAAACTGGAAACGAAATGGGTGAAGGTGGAAGTCAACTTGTTCAAGTAAGTGCTGGTCAGACTATCGACATTGCAGTTTATCAAACAGGCGGAACTCAAAACATCTATGGTACAGACTCTTTATCAACAAGATTCTGGGGATATAGAGTTGGATAAATATACAGAACAATTAATTTATTAGGAGAAAATAAAAATGGCAACAGTTGGAGACGCATTAAGTGAACTCAAAATTACAGAGTGGGTACTTCGTGGAGAACCTACAAAAGAATCAGAGTTCAAAGAAATGTTCAGAAAGGTTACTGGTGCAGATGAAAACGGTACTGCGATTGAAACTTCTGACGAATCAAAGTGGGGTGTAACTTGGAAACAAGTATCGGATAAAATGGCCGCTATGAATAAAGCTGCACCTATGAAAGAACTTCGTAGACAACGAGATGCAAAACTTGCTGAAACAGATTGGACTGCACTTGCTGATGTAACCATGGCAGATAATATGAAAACCTATCGTCAAGCACTTCGTGACTTACCAGCATCTGATGATGGTAAGAACGCAACATTGAAAGATGGGGTTTTGGAAAATGTCAAATGGCCTCAGAAACCAGCGTAAACGTACTTGATAATGTTTTAGGTATTACTGATGTTGTAGAAACATCAACCTCAACTGTAACTTTACCAGAGGTCAAAGTTCCAAAAGAGGTAG